AATTTGAAGAGCATTGTATTAATACAGCTAAAGAAATAGCTAAAGATAATAATCTAAATCCAGATTATTATGAACCTTTTATAGAGTTCTATATTGAAGAATGTAGAGAATCAGATAGAGGTTATTTTTTCGGAGATCAAAAATATATTATTGATCTTTGGTGGGATCATAATAAAGATCTGTATGAAACTAAAACACCTTACATTTAATTTTTTATATATTCATTAATAGCAGTTCTAACTTGATGAGCGATGGGGATACCTTCTTCATCGCTTTTATCTTTTAAAGCTTCATATTGTTTGATAGTAAAATTACAAACGTATCTTATGTAGTCGGTCTTAGGTCTGGGCATTGATATAAAAATATATGAGATATATATAACATAACATAAAAAAGACTATCAAGTAAAAACCTGATAGCCTTGGAGGTATTTTAGCATGGAACATCATCCGTGTTAGATGACTAATCGCTTATGAATGAATAATTAGGTCATGAAATGAACCTTGACTCTCCAGACATCCTCGATGGGAACTCATAACATCTTTGAATGAAATGCATTAAATTACTTAGAGTCATCAGTAAAATTTCTATCAAAGGAGCAGCGACTAACCATATTATATATCAAATAATTGATATCAATGTAAATATATATGACATATCATTATATCTTGAATGACTTTTTTAAGAAAAAGAAAAGAACCAAAAGAAAAAGAATATATATTAAGTAAATAAATATTATAAGTGTATTAGATATTATATATATAATATATATATATTAAATATATATTATTAAGGATATAGAGAAGAATTTATAAAATATTTGCTTGACAAATAATAAATATACCTTTAGTGTCTAAAATGTACACTAAGTATCCAATGTCAGATAAAATTAAAGTAGCTATTTATCTAGATAAAGAGTTAGACGACTTTTTAGAAAAAAATAGAGGCGAAGAACTTAAAAAAACTCAATACATCCGAATAATTCTCAGACAGGAGATGAGAAGAAAGGAAAAAAAGGTAAAACCATCAACTACAACTATGAATAATTCTTTTAAAAGTTTTTATTTGTATGAAGATTTTATACCTAATGATCTCAAAGAATATTCTGATCTTTTAATTGAATGGTGGCCTATTAGAAAAAGAAAAGGTGGATCTTGTACTGAGAGCGTTGCTAACCGCATCTTTAAAACACTTAGATCATTTCCATCACAAGATAGAAAAGAAGCCCTTGAGAAGGCAATAACAGGTGGCTGGAAAGATTTATTTCCTATTAAGAAGTCTAAGTTTGTAGAAGAGCCAAAAAATAATCATCCTGCATCAAGAGTATTTACAGCAAAAGGAGGTTTTCAATAATGACTGACAGATATGTGGATGTTAATTCTCAAAGCAATCTTCATGCAGATAAAAACATGACTACCAAAGATTTTGAGAATTTAGGAGTTTATGGCAAAAGTAAAATGTTTAGACCCAGAAAAAGAAATAAAAAGCATAAAACTATTTTTTCAGAAATCAAAAGTTTAAAAAAGGAGGAAAAATGATGGAGAAACTATTTGATGTTTCTGTTATCAAAACTCTTAAAGATGCAATCAAAAGAGGTAAGTTTACTCTCAAAGATTTAGATACACCTCCGCCAGGTTGGTTAGAAGTAGTGAACAATTGCAAAGGCAATCCTGCTTTCCCTCAAGGTTATCAAGGTGTTGAATATAAAAACCTTGCTAGGCTAAAAGAACCTATCCCACCTCCACCAGAAGAAAAAGTAGAAGTAATCAACCCTAAAGACTATCCAACATTTTTTTAATTAAACATGAAAACTATTCAAAAACTTCCTAAACAACCTATCTTCAGAAGTGAACGTGAACACAAATACTTTTGTGAAAGATCAAACAAGTGGTTGAAGTATTCAACTACTCAGGTTTGCAATGAACTGGATGAAAAGGCAAAAGAAAATATTGAACATACAAGACATATCTGGCAACCAAGAGGAGAAACTGTTCATTACTGTTTAGAACAGAAGATGTTAGGTGCTGATGATATTGATATGGGTGAATATGAAGAATGGGCTATCCCATTGTTTGAACTTGAACTGTTCACACATTTTGAACCTATGGGTGTTGAATATATGATGTCTAATCCTGTTAAAGATGTTGGAGGTCAACTTGATCTTATTGGGTATGACATAAAAGCTAAAAAGATTAGACTGATTGATCTTAAGACTAAAGGCAATACAACATATGACTTTAAAAAACGTACAGGTTGGAGAGAACCATATAGAACAGATAAACAATTAGGTTGCTATATCGAAATGTTGAAACTAAATTGTGATTTAGAGCCAGATGTCTGTAATACTATCTGGGCATATAAGGGAAAATGTATGTTAAATGAAGATCAGCCTGTGCAGAGATGCAAAGATGCATGGCAGGAAGCTTGGGAAAACTTTGAAGCTAAACAGGAGTTGTTTTAATGACAAAAAAAGAGAGAATAGAAGCTGCTCAGAAACGTATCGAGGAGCTAAGAAAACTTATCTCAGAGTGGACTAAAAGATGAAAATACAAATTGGAAAAACGATGAGAATATTAGCTAAAAAAGTTAATTTACCCATCGAAATAACACCATATTCAAATGGTAGTGGCTACTCTCTAGATTGGGTTTCAGAAAAACAATATGAGAGAGAAGTAAAAAAAATTAAAAAAAGGAGTAAAACATGAGATATATACTTGATGTCTCAGGTAGAGACTTAGAGCTAATTAAAGCTTCAATTGTCAACTTTCAAAGATCATTAGAAATGTCATCACAGGGAGATTTTGAACACTTGATTGATGAACTTGATAACACTTATCTAAGTCTTAAAAGACAAAAAACAAAACAACTAAATGCAAAATTAAAGAGAAAATGGAAAGTAATGAGATGAAATGTTTTTATCGAGAACTTGATCGAAGAAAAAAGTATTTGATTGCAAAATTACAAAACGAGATTGCTACGCTTGAATGGCAATGGTTTCAAAGAGAAATATCAGATAAAGAATATTGTGTACAATTTGATGATATTCAAAGAAGAATAAGAGAACTTGAAGGATAATGTAAATTGATGTATAGTTATATATAAATATATCTATTATTTAATTAAAGATGTCAAAGCCAGCTAAGTTTGATAAACGCAGGAGATTATCAGCGGCAGAGTACAAAAAAGCATTGCAATTAAAAGTTTATGAAAGCAAATGTAAAAATAAACCACTTTTCAAAAGAATTAAGGCAGAAGCAAAAAGAAAATTTAATCCATACCCTTCAGCTTATGCATATGCTTGGATAAGAAAAGAATATAAAAAAAGAGGTGGTAAATATAAAAGTAGAGAAAAAATTATTGAAGCCTCTAAAAATATTTCAGATATTCAGATAGAAAAAAATGAAAGAAAAATAGTTGAACGTAGAGGTGATGCAAAAGATGGAGACTTATGGATTCATCCAAATACCGCTAATTTGCAGATGAAGGTTGGTGATAAATGGATCACAGTTAATAATCCTAATGAAATACCTAAAATCAATAAACAAAAAGCTAAAAAAGATTTAAGTGCTGCTTTTGCTGAAAGACGTAAAAAACAAGAGGTAAAAGAAAAAATTATTAAAAAACAAGATCCTAGAAAAATTACAAGAGGACAGTTTTTATATAAATACAAATCTCCACAAAACTTTTATTCTTGGCAAGATTTAGCAAGAGAACATATAAATTGTCCTCATAGGAATAAACAGTATATCTACAACTCTCCAGCATATTATCTGAAAGATGACCTATGTAATTCTTTAATAAACACCAATACTGATAATTTAGTTTTAAGTGAAAGACCAAACATAGTAAATCCTAGTTTCTTTTTATTACATTCAAATAACATCAATGATATTAAATATTCTTTTATTGAATGTCATAAATGGTCTTTAAAAAATAGCAAATTAGATGAAGAACCTAAAAGTCATTCACAAATCTTTGATGTTTATGTCAATTTTGTTGTTGATGAAAGTAAAATTTATTATTTTGCTTTTAACTGGAAAAATTTAAAAATGCCTAAATTTGGTGATAAGTTAATAGGTAATCATGTAAATAGACCAAATACAAAAAAAGAAGTTGAATATTACGAACAACAGTTTTCAACTGTAGTAAATTTACTTTTATTGATGAATCAACAACCTGACATAATTACAGAAGAATATATACCTTCAAAAGTTATTGATATACAGAAAAAAATAAAGGTTCAATCTCCAATAAAACCAAGTGCCATATCTTGGGTTGGTAAAGATTTTACTCGTAGAGTAATAAAAATAAAACCAAAGATGGATGAGAAAGATTTTGTGATATCAGGTAATACAAGAAAAATCAAACCACATTGGAGAAGAGGTCATTGGCATACAGTATTAAAAGGCAAAAACAGAAAAGAACGTAAAATGAGATGGTATCAACCAGTTTTTGTAATGAGTAACGCAGCATGAATGAAATAACAATAAGAGTAGTAGGAATTCCTGGCCCTCAAGGATCTAAAACTATGACAAGATATGGTGCGATGATGGAATCGTCCAAAAAAGTAAAACCTTGGAGAAACAATGTAGAAAAAGCTGCACTTGAAACTTATAACAGTGGAGCAATAAATTTTCCTGTAAAAGTAGATATAGAATTTATGTTTCCAAGACCAATATCACATTATAGAACAGGTCAATTTGCACATTTATTAAAAGATTCAGCACCTAGACATTGCATCAGCAGAATAAATGGAGACATTGATAAGTTGTCTAGGTCAACTTTAGATGGATTGTCTGTAAGTGCTGGGGGAAGTGTATTAGAAGATGATTCTCTTGTCGTTGAACTTAATACAAAAAAAAGATATATCAATGAAAATGAATTACCAGGAGCATATATTGCAATATCCTCCATTTGTGATTAGTATACTATTAGTTTACTAATACTAATTAAACATGACCACAAAGAAATCTACAACAGATTCTCCACAAACTCTTTCTGAAGCTCTTGCTATCTTTCAATCACAGGTTCAATCTGCTGATAGAACAGGTACAGCAAAAGAAACTAGAAAAGATAAAAGAACCAATAAATCTGTAACTACTGAACGTAAGTATTCAACTCTTGAAGATGTTCTTAGAGCAATACAACCAGCAGCAAAACTTGGTATTTCTCATACTCAGACTTTTGATTATTCAATTCTTGAAGATGGCACAGTGCTTACAATTTGTGTCACAACTTTGTATTTCAAAGATCAAAAATTAGAAAGCAAATTACCTTTAAAACAACTTAAAGGTTTTAACATCATGCATGATCTTGGTATTGCAATTACATATACAAGAAGATATGCATTAGGTGCAGCTTATGGTATAGGTTCTGAGGAAGATGATGATGCTATGTCACTCACTCAATCAACTGCTGAAAAAGAGGATCGTATAAAAAGAACTCCCAGTAAACCAAACGATGAAGGAGAACCTGTTGAATCCATAAAAGATAAAGACTATGGTAAGCCTATATCACAATTTGCCAAAGATGCAATAGTAACCAAGATGATGAATCTATCAAAAAAATATCCTGATAAAAAAGATTCTGTAATAGATAAATTTAAAAAAATGTTTGATATTACACAAAAAGGAATTGGTCCTGATGACATAAGAACGGCTGAACAAGGTAAAGCCCTTACACTTTTAATAAATGAAATTGATTCAACTCTATGACCCAAGAAGAAGCAGAATTTGCAGGGAAACAAGTTCTAGATCAACTTCAAGAACGCAAGCAAGATCGCCATAAAGATTACAACAGAAACATCTTTTCAATTAGAACTGATGATCTTCTTGCAAAACAAATAAGAACTTATTGCAAAGACAATAATGTTCCTCCCAATCAATTTATTAAAAACGTTTTACAAAACTATTTCAATGGCTAACTCACAACAAGAATTTAATCCAGCACTTCCATTACCTGTTAAATTTACTGTCAATGATGGTAGATTTGGTCCTCAACTAAGTTTGTTTATTCCAACAGAATCAGTAACACATTTGATGGATCACTTTCAAAATTTAGTAAATACAAAAACTGCTGGAGGTTCAGTTTATCTTGGGAAAGAAAAAGGCACAGTTAAAACTGAAGGTATATACATCAACGCTAAAGCGTTGGAATCAGATGACGGGAACGGATTTTTTGGTCAAATTAATCCACAAAAAATAGAGGGTGTTACTAACTCACAAGGTCTGTTTTAATTTTATTTACAAAAGGCATATGTTTTATACTATGCCTTATATTTAAATAATGAAACCAGTAAGAAAATCAATCCTTAAATTAAGGAAACTTAAGGATATAAGACGTAAAAATTTAGAAAAGAATTTTATAGAAATTCAAATGAAAGGTATGGATCATTATGTTTTTATAAAAGAAAATGGTAAAGCACAAGTAGTTTATGAAGAAGGTCGTTGGGTTACAGAACATATAAGAACTGCAATACTTAAATACAATTATGAAATAGATAAAATTGATAAATTATTAATTAGAGATTTTACAGATGAAGAACTTAACGAGTACGAAAAAACTTTGCAATAGGATTAATTGGTTTTCTTTTTTCTTTTCTCATTTCTCTAATTACTCGATCAGATTCCATTTCTATAAGTCTATTTAATAGTGAAGCCATAAAAATATCTTGATCAAATTTCTTTCTAACCATATGAGTACAATATCTTTTTATATTATCTAAATCATTACTCTGCATAATTTCTCTACATTGCATTTCAATCTGAAGTTCCAACTCTGGAGGTGCTGGTTCGATATCAATGTTTAGAAATTTTGTTATTTTCATTGAAGATTAGTTGTAGAACCTGGAAATAGTCTGGCTTCAATAAAACTTACTGCTTGATCGTCTATTGTATTATCAGTTTGTTTAACTAAAGCCTTTAAAAGATCCAATATTAATCTTTTCATTGCTTTGGATTGAATAAAAACCATAAGAATAGGTTTTAAAATTTTTACCATTTTTTTATTATATCTACTTCTACCTTAACGCTTATTGCCAATCTTGGCCTCAATCTTTATATTTATAGTATACCACTAGGATTATGACAACAAAAGACCCAAAAACCGAACCAATAGTAGAAGAAAAAGAAGAGAAAGATGGTCCTTCTCTTATCTCAAATTTTGTGCAGATGATTATACTTTTTTGGAGTTTAGCAGTAATTTCTTTTGCATATTTTGGAAATTCAACCAAACAAATTGATACAACTTTTGCAGCAGGTTTGCTCAGTGCAGTGATGTCAAATATGGGTCTGCAAGTGAAAAACAGCAGTAATGGCAAGAAACGGCCTAATAATGTAACATCAGGTAAAGATCCCTCAAGTAAATGAAAAAACTAATTCTATTAACACTGTTGGCCTTTCCTATCGCAGCAAAGGCAAATGTAACACCAAGCTGGACTACAGGCTCTAGTAACCGCACAGAGAATACTACCCAGACAATAACAAGAGTACAAGTAACTGAAAAATACGGATCTGCGTTAAACACTTACGAAGGCACAAACATAACTGTGACTTCAGCAACAGATGGTGGTATTACAGCTACTGATGCAATATATAATCCAACAGACTCCACAGCTGAGTGGACTTTAAGCACCACTACAAGGGCTGCTGGTGCTTTAACAGAACAAATTACTTTAAATGATACGATCACAACAACTTCTGTCATTACTAGCTTGTCTGTGTTTAGTCAGTAATTCTGTAAAGGCAGAGGATGATAATACTGATGTAATAGCACAGCCTAATGCTGTGGGTAATTCGTCAATAATAAATCAAAATATGAATATTAATAATGGCATGACTGGAAAACAGCAATTTGGTTCATTAGTTTGCAGTCAGCCTACAATGTCAGTCACGCCTTTTTACACAGGTAATGATGCTCAAGGTGCAGAGACTTATAGTATTAACGAAGGTTGGGGAATACAACTTAGTTTTATGATCCCATTGGGAGATAATCAAACCTGTATCGAACTATCAAAAGTAAAACTAGACTTAGCCAAAGAAGAATTAAGCAAGCAAGAGCATGATAAACATATAGTTCGTGCCTTGAAATGTAGTCAGCTTCACGCATCAGGGTATATGTTAAATCCTAATTCTAAGTTCGCATATATTTGTAATGATGTAATCAATATACGAAGTTATGTAAAAGCTAACTCTGATCGTTTTTCTTCTGACTAGCAATTTCTTTTTTAAGAACTTTAGTGAATATTTTTTTAAATGTTTTTTTAATAAAAGCTAAAACACTTTGCATAGCAATACCACCAACTACACTTGCTACTGACGCTGTACCCGCTGCAATTACACTTGATGCTATAACCTCTGGGGCTGGTATAGGCATTTCGCCATAAAAAGGTATATTAAAAGTACCTACAGTTTGTTCAGTTGAAGTATTTTCTAAGTTTTGTGGCAGGTTCGTTGGTATCTGTTCTGGGTTTATACCTTGCACTTCCTTTGCTTCTGCCTTTTTTTCTGAAGAAGTATTTACCTGATCTGCCCCAAGTCCCGACTCTACCTGTTCCAGACTTGGAAGTAATAAAGGATCTAGATATGGCTCCTGTGCCACAGGTGGATAAAATATTGTTGTAGGTGGATTAAGAATAAAATCAGTATCTGGTAAATCAGGCAATTTAATCTCCATCTTCTATATCTCCAATAGAAATAGACCAGCCATCCTCTCCAAACTTACCTTTCTCTATTATTTTTGGTTTTTCTTTTTTTTCAAAACTATCGTGATACTTTTTTATTTCATTATCAAGTTCTAAATTAAATTTCTGCATACGCAACCAGTGAACTAATTTATCTATATAATATTTTATTAATCTTTTAAAAAATCCAAGTATCATTAATCAAATCGAGTTATTTGTTCTTCAATATACTCTTGATTACGTTTCTCTATATAATTCCAAAACCACGCATTTGGGTCATCAGGATCAATTTTTGGCAAAGGCTTTAGTTTTTTTATCTGCTTTTCAAATTCATCTGCAATAATCCAATCCATGTGTTTCATTACCTGCCCTAATAATTGATTTTCAAAAGCTGGACTTTTCATGTATAGAAACACCATAAACCCCGATCCAAATGTAATTCCTGATGTTATCAATGCCAAGACAGCTATAAAACGTGTTCTTATACGACTAGGTGTGCGTTGTAATTCTGTCATAAAGGCATAATTGGTGTTAAATTTTTTGTAATTTTTTGTCCAAAGGATAAAATAAAAGTAAATAAATTATATTTAGCATGGTAAAACTAATGATATTAAAAGCATTGTCATTTACAAGTGTGCTTGTTCTTTTGCTTATTGTAGCCCTCTCTCCTCTTTACGTCACTATGGGCTTTTTGACAAGACAAATGCAAGAAAAAACTAAAACGGCCCCATAGGTACTGGTATTGGTGGATTTGGTCTGTAATATCCTTTAGGAATACAAGGCATCCTTCCACATTTTTTTGGTTTTTTTGGCCTTGGCATACGACATACAACTACATCTCTATCACGTTTACATCTTGGCTTTCTAGGCTTATGCCTCCCTTCAGGAGAAAAACCTGCTTCAGAAATTGTTGGGAATAATATCCCGATTAAAAGAAAAGTTGAAAATACTTTTTTTACCACAAATAATAATTAATAAATATTCCTATTATAGTAATTAAGAAATTTCAGTCAAATTAAACTTATATTTCTTACCGTTGACACGATTAATAAGAAACAAATCATCAGCACCTTCTTGTATTGACCAGCTACCTTTTGTACTATCCACCTCATTAGCAGTTCCTTTTAAGTTAGACATATTCATATCTTGAGTAGTAACACTTCCCGTCACAGTTATGCCCGAACTGGTTGTTTCTGCTTTCTTTGTTCCATCGTGGTATAACTCAACAGCCCCATCAGTGATAAAACGTGCTAGATATTCACTTGTACCTTTACTAAACCAAATTTCACTGCTAACAGTATTGATATTTAAAGAACCAGTTGAATTTTCTATTTTGCTCCCTGCACCATCATGTGACAAAGAAAAATCTTGTGAATCTCCTAACTGTAATTTACTGTTATCTGGAAAATTCAACCCATCAGTTGTTGTTTCACACTTTTTAGAACCTGCAAAATTTAATTCAACATTTTTAGCATCTCTATCTATTTCTATACAGTCAACATCGTTTCCTACTGTAGAGTCATTAAAAGGGTGAACTCCTAATTTTAATTTATTACCAGAACCATCATAATGTATATAACCACCATTAAAATTAGCATCGGTTTCAACAAAACGAACTCTTCCTGATTCAAAGTCGTTTACTGATTCAGCTGTAATTTTTATATCTTTTGTAATTTCTATTCCACTAGTATTTATCTCAAGTTTTTTATCAGTTCCGATTCCAAACATCATATTATTTCCACCTGTCTTAATACAACAAGTATTTATAGTTGCTCCAGTTATAAACGAATCAGTACCTGTTGCTATACCTAATATGAATCTAGTTGATGATGTATCCCCTGATGTTTTGTTAATTCTGATATGTGGAATACTTGAATTGTAAAGAAATAAACGACCATCAGTTACATTCAGTCCATCTGCTGAAGTCTCTGCCCTCTTCACATTATCGTGGTACAGTTCTACGGCTCCGTCAGGAATTACTTTCCAACCTACATCTCCACTAGAATTAGCAAGCAACGCAAATTCTGCATCAGTCGTGTTATTAATTAAATAAATTTTATCATCTACACTATTATACTGAAATACTGCTTGCTTTTGAAGGCCATGAATAAGACCATGTGTAGTTCTAGCAAGCGCACCTGCAGCGTTACTATTACATTGTATTGCATTAAAACCTTGTATAGTACCATTTACATTAAAACCGAAATAAACAGTTTCCGCCTTCTTTGTTCCATCGTGATACAGTTCCACAGCCCCATCAGGAATAACTTTAATTCCTGTTTCTCCTGATTTAGGTTCTATAAATAAAGAGCCAACTAAATTTCTTAAATAGCTATTAGATGCGGTATGTGTTATTTCAAAAGCATTTCCTGTATTATTAGTTACTAATAAAGAGCCTGTATCAGTATCAGAACTTTTAAATTGCTGGACATTTCCATTTAATGCCTGAACTGTGCCAGTTATTGTTGTTCCATAAGATTGTGTCTGCAGCTTCTTGACACCATTATGGTATAACTCCACAGCCCCGTCAGGAATAATTGAAATACCTGTTTCTCCATTCTTAGCTTCTATAAATAATGAACCTACATTATTAGTTATAAAACTATTAGATGATTGATGAAGAATTCTTAAAGCTTCTCCTGTGTTGTTTTTAAATCTTATAGCTTTGGTTGTATCTGAACTGGCTAAAAAAGGCTCAACATCTCCTAACGCTTGCAAAGTTCCATATAACTGGTTACCCCAACTCTGAGTGTGAATAGCTATAGCATTGTCATGATAAATCTGTACAGCAGAATCAGGTAAAAGTTTTATTGCTTCTTCTCCAGCTTTTGATCTTATATGTAAAACACCTGTTGAATTTTCTATAAATGAGTCTGTACCATTATGAGAAAATGTTAAATCCTGCGCATTTCCAACTTGTAATTTTTTATTGTCAGGCAATGCAATATGTTCACTACTTGTCCAGCTATCAGTAGCATCTAACCACTGGAACGTTTTATCTGTAGCACCCTTTAATGTAATACCACCACCATCAGCAGTAGTATCGGTAGGAGTTGATACCTTGCCTAATTCAATGTTAATATCCTCTACGGTAAGTACACTTGTATCTATGGTTGTGGTCGTTCCAGAAACAGTTAAGTTACCACCAAATACCGCATTTCCTGTAGTTGTTATATTCTGACTACCAAAGTCGGGAGAAATCTTTGTACCGGCTATCCCAGCACTAGCATTAATATCAGCATTTACAATCGCTCCATCTGTTATTTTTGCAGATGTAACAACACTATCGTTTAACGTCCAATCGGTTAAATTTGCTGCAACTGTTAATGCTCCTTTATCTCCAGCACTAATACCAGCACCAGTAGCACCAGTAGCACCTTGTATTCCTTGAATACCTTGTGCACCAGGAGCTTTGACAGTAACAACAGTTGTTGTACCTTCAGTTACACTAACACTGTATTTGTTTTCAGTAACATTAACAGAAGTCATTGTACTGTATATCCTTCAGACATAAATATTCTACCTTCAATAAAATATTCTCGATTACCATTTGCTTCTATTTTTAAAATATCGTATCTATAGGTATTATCTGTCATATTTGTAGTCTGCGTATCAGTTACGCTCCATGTGATATCGCCACCACTAGCATCTGTTACCGTAATAGTTGCATCTGCTAATTTCGTTGTTCTACTTTCATTCCAAATCTGAGACAAAATAGTTTTGCCTGTTAAATTTTCATTAGCATTATTACCATCCTTTAAATTTATATCAAAAGAATGATCTGCCCTCCTTTGGAGCGTGAAGTCATACGTTCCAGGATTTGCCATCTACAAAAATTACTTTATAGATTTATTATATTCGAGTAATTTTAAAAAGTCTATTCCTCGTCAGAGTTTAGTTCTTCGTCACACATTTCAATTTTGCCGTTTATCTTAATAATCTTTAAATTAAGTTCACCTATTTTTCCTTGAAGTTGTGATACTTCATTAGATAATTCTGTGCCTTCTTTGATAAGTGCTTCTTTTTTAGCAGCGAAGTCCATAAAATAAAAAATTAGTTAACCTATTCTACACCTATTACCAAGAGTGAGAAGTAGTAGTAGCACTATACTGTTCATCTATTTTTTGTTTTAAATTATTTTCTATATTTGTTATTTCATCTGTACCTAGTTGATTTTTAGCCCATCCAATCACCATATCCTGTGTTACGTCTGCAAAAGGTATCATTGTGTCAGGTATAGCAAGTGAAATCATTAAATCAGCAACAGATTCTTTTGTGCCATCAGATGCAATAATTATTATATTTATTTCGCTGATACGTTGATCTGCTCCAACTGTATATCTTTTGGGAATATGCCAAGTGTAATTTATAGCCATAGTTAACTGTAAGGTGACGTACCTAGAATACTAGTATTCCATTGTGCCTTCAATGCTGTTGCGTCAGAGGCAGCATCTATTCCAGAATCAGCAGGGGCATCTCTCAATGCTTGTTTTTTTGCAGCGATTGTAGCTGTACTTGTTCCAGTCTCAAGTGCTTTTGTAAATTCAACATCAAGTTCTTTAAATTTTTCTGTTCTAGCAAGCCGTATGTTATTTTTATGAATTTCTCTGGCTTTTGCCATGTCAACTCCAAATCCCATTTTTTACTCCGTATAAGTCCAAGCGTTTCTAAAACTTCTGTCAGTAGGGATGACAGATTTATCTACAATATAACTGATTTTGCCATCAGGAACATCTTTAGCTTGTATCTCTTCAATCGTTAAACCACAATTATCTGAGGGTGTGAGGATTGTTATACTTCCATCATCTTGACTATAAATAATTCGTTTATCAGAATTGGCCATAATGTTTTTCTTTTATTATATATAAGTTCTACTAATTACCAAAACCTGCAACATAAATTCTTGCTGCATCTGCATTGCCTCCATCTAAAGCAATTTGTACTCTAACACTGCTTACAGTTTGGTTTGCTGGATAACCTCCATCTGGTCTAACTCTAAAAGTATTTCTTCCATTACTCCATGTGCCTAGTGAACCTAAAACACAATAATCATCATCAGCAAAATTTGTCGTAAAATTGATTGTATAATCGCCAGTGCCATTATCACCAACAGTTGTAACGTTATAACTGCTATCTATAGTTTTGTCTGATCCAGCAGAATTTCCTTGGAAAGTGACCCAAAATCTAGCAGCAGCAGGAGCATATTCAGGTGGTGCATTTCCTTTTGAAACCAAAACATCACCACTGTCTCCAACAGTATCTCCATTTACTCCTAAAGCACCACTATCTCTAAAAGTAAATCTAGTAGTAAGTGAAGTTGTGCCATTTGCACACATTTGCATTCTTATGTCTGTTCCTTTTGCGGTTGCTGTATGGTCTTCAGCAGCCCTAAAACTTAAAGATGCAGAGGGTGATGCTGGTAAACCACCATCAGAATCACTACATTTAATCGCACCTAACTCATTACTACCACCTATTGAAAAATCTCTTCTATGAAGTAAAACATCTGGGGCAGAACCATCAATGATAACTAAACGTGCATCTCCTGATGTACTGTAATCAAGTTCAACATCTTGATCTCCTATATTTAAAATACCATCACCACGCAAACACATATGTTGCTTTAAGTTGCTACCATCAGACACTGCAAACAATAAATCAGTTCCATGTGTTGATGTTGTCCAGGCCTCAGTTGTTTTAGCTCGTATATATGCACCCAAATCAAAACCTGAACCATTAGCACCTTGAAATTCAATACCACCTAAAACAGAATCGTTTGTACAAGCTGTATTACTTGTTCCATGATTTTTTGTAAGAACAAGAGTAGCGGAATTTGTAGCACTATCTCCTTGTCTTGTTATGTTTATCATTGACTCTGCATTTGAATTTCCAGTAACTTGTAATACAGCTATATCATTCATATCAATAAAATTAATTGTGTCAGATGAAACTAACAGTTTTTGCACTTGTGCATCTCCATTAACATCTAAGTCATGTTCTGGTGCTGAAGTATTTATGCCAATATGATTAGTTGATCCGACAATGGTTAAATTATCTTGACCAGATAATTTAAAATTTAAATTCCCATGAGGAGTACCACTTTCATAATCAACGTTAATTTCTCCTATTAGTCCACTATTTTGCGCTCCTCCATCACTTGTGAAAAATTGAAAACCACCCACTATTCCACCGCTAGTTGCCGAATTATCTAAATCTGTGAATCTAACTAAATTACCTGTACCATTGTTATTGTTAGCTCTTATGTCTATTGCATAAGCATTTTGCCCTGCACCACTTGGCTGCGAGTGAGGTGTATATTGAATGTGACCATTATGGTCAAACTTCATATAAGTAAGACTTGCACCATCATTATTCATGCCACGGAATTGTAATTCTGACGGTATTTTTCCAGTTGCTACACTTACAGTATTTCCTGAAAAATCAGGTGTGATTATAGTACTTCTTATTCTTTGACTTTCAGTTATAGCACTACCATCAGCACCACTAAAGATAATTGAACCAAGCGTATCATTAGCTTGTAAAGTAGTAAATGCATATGTAGTTGACCTAAATTTATTAAATTCAAAAGTAGGGGGGCTAGAACTATCTGACCCTCTAGCAATTAAAATAGAAGCCCTTGCACCAGATGCAGCCACTTGTAAAGCAGCATTACTATCAGTACCACTAGCATTACCTACAGGACTACTTTTGTTAATAACAACAACACCAGAGGAATCTAACGATATTGCAGGAATAGAATTATTTCCTACCCTAAAGAACATATTTGATCCTACTGTGCGTATCCTGTTGTCAAAATTATTATTTAGTTTACCTTTTATACCAATCGTAGACTCATTATTTGAATTTTCACTTGCAAAAATAGCAACTTCACTTGTGGCATCACCTTGATTAACATGTAAAGGTGCTTGTGGATTTTCACCAACAGTACTGCCAATACCAAATTGTCCTAATTCATCAAAACAACCTACAACTCTAGGGGTAACTGAATCACTTGCACCTCCAGTTGTTGAAAATTCAATTCTTGAACTGTGGTCT